GTGGAAGTTTCTCCACTCATCCTTCCAGTAAGCATCACCCTTGGTGTGGTAAGCAACGGTAGCAAAAGCATCAGACAGTGATGCCTGATTCCAGGTGTTAGTGAATTCATCGTAGCGGATGAAGGCACGATCGTCTTTTTGTAGCGAAACACCCGTGTACTGGGCAACAACCATTGACTTGAATCCAGTTGCCTTGGATCCATCTGCCCACATACCACACTGACCCCAGGTCGAACGAATAGAGCAGTTAAAGACGTATGGAGAAGCAGATTCAACAGAGTCAATCTCTGCCTGTACTCTAGCATTAAGATTTAGATCTGGTACAGAATATCCATCTTCATTAATATCAAGTCCCAATTGTTGTGGTGTTAGATCTACTTGATATTCAAACTGCTTGGGATTGTCATCAAAAATAGCAGTAACTTTGAAGGTGCCGTTTAGACCATCATTAAGTCCAGTGTCAATGACAGCAACATACTGCTCTTTAAAGTATCCATGAGCAACTTTAGTGGTTGCTTTAATAATTGTCTTACCAGTTACAGTTTGACCAGTCAATCTAATATTGACAATATTTCTGGTATCGGACAGAGGACCAACAATTCTGTTTTCCTGAGGTAGTGCTTCGAAGTCACCGTCATCAATAGTTGGCTGGAATAGAGCAAATGCTGTACCAACTTTTCTATAATACAACTCAAGATCATCCTTATCAGCATAAGTCATGATAGTGATCTTATGGTGAGAATACTCAGGAATAGCGAGTTGAGAGTTATTACCCTTCTGGAAATAAACTTTACCTACTTGTGCTTGAGTATCATAAAGAGGTGAATTTTCAGACAAATCACCGTCTTTAATAGTAAACTGCCAGATGTAGCAACCACCAGTTAGATTAAAGATCGAAGTTCTTTCTTGTGTTCCATCAGCAGGATCGGGAACATACAAAGGACGAACAACAGTACGACGGAGGTCGTAACCGATTAGAGAACAACCTCTAGGAACGATACAACCACCCGTTGAAGAGTTAAATTTGTAAAGAACGTTATCTGGGTTGGAAAGATCAAGAATAGAATTATCTTGCCACTCTTGTAATGCTCTATTGTAGTTGAATACTGGAATATCGCCAGTTACTTGTACACTAGAAAGACTTGTTAGGGATCCTTCATCAATAACAGTAACAATGATACTGATAAGGGTGTCGATTGATGCCTGTACATCAATACAGGTAGCAGAGTTTCCAGATGGTAGATTAGGAACCAAAGGATCGCCATTTTCGTATCCAGCATAAGTAGCAGGACCAGGAAGAACGGTAAGATCTTTGTTGTATAACTGATTGGTGATTGCCTTCTTCATCCACTCACCAGCAGCGGAGAAAGCAACAACAGATTGTGCCTCTTCGCCTACAAGACCATTGCTGATAGGAGTGCCATTTTTGTTGAAGTAGGACTTGGCAGCAGCAATGATATTGCCATTACCACCGTTTCCGAGGTCAGCAGCAACGGCGTCAACAATATATCCAATATCACGCTTACACTTAGTAGCACCAGAACTTTCTAATGTAGATACTGTTTCTTGTACAAAATTCTCTAGAGTTCCCTGAGTGAAATACGTTGTAGCAATATTAACCAAGGTAGAAATCATACCTTGAACATCAGCACAGGATGCTGGATTGTCGTTTGCTGTATTTGAACCAGCAGTACCATAGGCACCACCAGGATTAGGATCAGCAGTAATTGTTAGATCTCTATAAGGGAATCCACTCTGGTTGGTGATGGATGCCATCATCAAGTCTCTTGCCTTGTTGAATACGGCATTAGACTGTGCTTCCTCACCTTGTAGACCGTCATCGATCCATCCAGATCCAGTACGATCAAAATAGTTTTGAACAAACTTACGAGTATAAACGTTACCACCACCAAGACTTACATCGAGAGAAACGGCATCGATCAAATACCCAACGTCACGACGACACTTCAATTGTCCAGCACGACCAATTTCTGTACCTTCGGGAGGAAGTGAATTAAGGTTGCCAGCAGTGATGACATCAGTAACAATAGTTACTAGGTTATCAATTTCTAACTGAATACCAGAACAAGAAGCAGGATCGGTATTATTAGTAGTTACACCAGGAGTGCCGTATGGAGGAGGATTTCCACCAGGGTTTGGATCACCAGTAATTGTGAGATCTTTATACCAAGAAGAGAGATCAATAACTTGACCGTTAATAGTTACCGTGCTTTGGTTAGTGATCGCTGCCTTCATCAAATCTCTGGCAGCATTAAAAGCATAAACAGATTGTGCTTCTTCTCCTACAAGACCATTGCTGATAGGATTGCCGTTTTGATCAAAATAGTTAAGAGTAAATTCTCTTGTCCATCTGTTAGTTTCCCAGAAAAGATCTAGAGAAAGAAGATCAACCAAGTGCCCAATATCACGCTGACACTTAGTATCGGTAGGAGCAAGAGCAACATCTGGATAAACAAGAACTACGTTATCATATGCTGCCTGAATAATAGCAGCTCTGTTTTCTTGAATTAGACGATATGAGTCAGAACGTCTGCTCCACTGATCTGTTTGTGGTTCATCAGGGAAATAGAAGTCTGGAAATTGAATAGCAGTTTCAGCAACTGCCTTGTCAGCAATATACTGTCTATTTTTCTGGATAAAGCGATAAGAATCACGATATCTAGAAATTTCTTCTGTTTGTGGATCGTATGGAGTGTAGAAATCTGGATATTCTACAGCAATCTGAGCAAATGACCTATCAATAATTTCTTGACGGTTTGCTGTAATTAGTTCTTTGGCGTCATAGTAGCGTGGACGCTCACCAGTATTTAATTCTACCAGACCAGGACGGTTATCGATATAGTGATCGCCAGGCATCAACATGATGCTGAACTGGTCAAAGCGATCAGGCACACTTTGTCCGTTGCTAGCAGGTAAGAATGAATACCTAGCAACCTCAATAAATGCTCTCTGGATTGTCTTAAAAGGACGTAGAGGACTATTGCCTCTATTGTCTAGTTCATCAGTAGCGTTAAAGTCGTCTGGTGATACGTATAGGTACTTACCAGTCTTACTTGAGTATAGATTATCAAGTCTTGTTAGAGCCATAATTAGCCAAACCCTGGGTTATTCTTTCTTCTTCAATGTATTTATACACAACCTTTTTGGCGATTTTACCTCGGAGAATTTTTTTCGAGTTTTATGTAACCAAAATACGAATTTTGAAATGTCGGTAAGAGGACTTGAACCTCCACGTCACAAGGACACTGGAACCTAAACCCAGCGCGTCTACCAATTCCGCCATACCGACTGGAGCCAAATGTCGGACTTGAACCGACGACCTACCGCTTACAAGGCGGTTGCTCTACCACTGAGCTAATTTGGCATACGAGCGAACTCAAACCTACCATGCTTAGAACCCCAAATTTGGTGCCCATGAATAGCACAAAATCCTAGATCCTTTACATAATAATGGGTAGGGGTGAGTTCAATCTCATTTTGGAGATACGTATCTCTACCTCTCCATTCTACCTTACAATCACAACCTTGTAAACCACCTACAAAAGAATTTTCTTTTAATTCTAGAAATACATCACAACCCGAACGAATCTTAAGTTTAGACTTGTTCAAGGTATTGAGATTTTTAAAATTAACATAAAGATGTTGATCTAGAATTTCATAATTGATAATTCTAATCTTACCATCCTCTTCAATAGGTTCTAAGACAAATTGTCTATAGGGTTTATTAAGTTGATAATTATATGCTTGTTCTCCGTAAAACAATCCATTACCAACATCTCTGTGGGTAACACGGATGAAAGCGTATTTAGATGGATGTGAAAATGCTTGAATTTTATTTTCAAAAGCACCAACAATCAATTCATTAAAATATTCAATCATCTTGAGGTAACAAAGTTGGGTCGTCTACTTCGATTTCAAACATACATGGATGACATCCTTCTTCAATCAAATAAGAAGATGCTCTATACAACTCCTCATCATCGTAATCATGGTGACCCAATGCTTGTTGTAGTACAGATGGATGATCTTGTACTAGTTGAGGAAGTTCATCGAAAGTATAAGGGATGTTTTGGATGAAATACATGCGTACCACCTGTCCCATATAAAAACGGTATCCTTGGGTTACAGAGTATTTCATCTTGATTTCCACACATAACTATTTATGTGGAATAGGACGAGAGGGACTTGAACCCTCACGAGCGTAATGCTCAACAGATTTTAAGTCTGGTGTGTCTACCATTCCACCACCGTCCCTTGATTACTCCCAAATTATATCACTGGGACCTTGTTCTGTCAACCAGTTAAAATTGATAACAATTCTGGTTGGAGAGTCTGTTTGATGTCTAGCAGAATGTTTCCAACTATTTGGAAATATAACCATTCTATTTTCAATTGATTCTACCACATCACCACGTTCAAATAACGTAGCACCATTACACGTATTAATATAGTATATTCCTGTCATCCCTTTGCCTAACACCACGTCTGGAACGTCAACGTGATAACCAGCAACAAATGGTATATGTTTACAGAAATTTAAATTTGCCTTGATTCTCAATACATTGTCTGATCTAATGTTCAAAGGTTTCAATATAGGTGTTATTAAACGAATTAAATCGGGCTCTAGGGTATTTCCAGGAGCATACAACAATCTGACACACTGATATTCAAAAAGAGGATCCATTTGTCTAGAATTTTCCGACAAAGAAGGACCAACCCTCCAAATAAAAGTTTGATTTGTTATGGCATCTCGAACATGTTCGAATCTTTCTTGTTCTAAGAAATTATCGATAATTGTCAAGTCATTATGTTTATACAGCATCCTTAAACTGCCACAGAGTTATCCTACTGAGGTTTTTTGATTTTGTCAATCCCTTTGTCGCCAATCATCAGATTTGTCTTGACTAAACCAGTCTACGATCTCATCAGCACTATCAAAGCGTGTCTTGTGGTTGCTGGGATCGGGGTCTCCAAGGTCCATGGCGTTCATGAAATCATCTAGACTACCTTCTACCATATCAGGATTGCTGGCACGTCTTCTTGCCTGTCTTAGAATGGTTGCTGCTGATCTATTTGCCTTTGCCAATTTTTCAGCCCAAATCATGTCTTCGAGTTTAACTTCTTCACCTTTTACTATACGCTCACAAATAAACTCTAGTCTAAGACGATACTGGGTAGACAGCATAAAACCCCTGTTCACACCTGACTATTTAGGATAACCTTTTTGGCAATTTTTTGGCGGGAAATTTTTTTCGGAATTCCTGTAACTAAAATTCAATTTAGGTAAATCTTAGGACCAACAATATCAACTTGTGAAGCACCTACCTTAATGTATGATGATTTGTTCTGTTCGATCTTAATTTCTTTACTACTCAGGTTGATTTTTGTGTTGGGATTAAACTCCCACACCGCTTGCTTTTTATCAATGACAAACGATCCTAGTTTCTTTCCTGTTTCAACTTTGAACTCACCACTCTTTAGTTCTAACAGACCTGCTTGCTTAGCAATCTCAAATTTAAAACCGCCCTCTGTATTGGTAAGTTGAATTAAACTGCTCGAATTAATTTCAAATCCTGGTTGACTCTTCTTCGAGTTTGTGAGAACATCAATAAGATAGTTTGCTGTTTGACTGGATTTAGATCCAACACCATTAACTTTTGTCAAACCTTTGCCAGATACTACGTTGGCGTAGTCTCCCAAGACTTTCAAACCATAATCTTTATCTACATTCAGTGTGTATTTTCCTTCGACATCTGTGGTATACTTACCCTTCACACCTATAGTATAGTCTCCATTGACAATATATCTAACACTACCAGGAGTATTGATTGTAACTTCTGATCCTGCTTTGTCTTGATCAATCCTAACCTCGCCAGCTCCCTTCGTATATTCACCACCAGTGATGTTTTTATTGAAGGTGTTGACATTCATATCAACTACGCTACCATACATCTGAATCTTGCCGCCATTCTCTCCTGCTTGTAGAGTAATGTCTTTGTTTGATTTTAGATTCAATGTGCTGCCAGCACTAACTGTTACGTTGTCTCCCTTTACTGCCACTTCACCACCAATTGATTCGATATGAGTAGCACCATAAACTTTTAATGAATATGATGGAAGATTTTTTTCCTCCACATTGCCATCAGCATCTGTAGTTTTTTCTAATGTACCGCCTTCGTCTCTACCAGTCACTTCAACAGCAACAGATTTAGACTTCTGAATTTGCTGCTGGGTATTCATTACCAACTTACCACCACATCCAGACTGTGATGGTGGACCAGCAGATAGAATAATATTATTGTTTACATCAAAGTGTAGTGATGCCTTACCATTGTATAGAGCAGCACCATAATCATCTCCCTGTTTGTAGACAGTAAAGTTAAATCCTTCGAACGTTTGACTCCATACTGGAGATGGACCTTCGGAGAATAAATTCTTACCCAACTCTGGGTCGTAACTAAATCCATTATTAACTTTATTCTGTGTGTCCTTTGAAGGAGCTTTGTTAGTAGAATTTGCCATCACTTATACTCCTTATGGACAATCAACATAACGACCTGTGCCAATCTTGGCATAACCTTGGTTCTCATACTCATTATTATCTAGGCAGACAACAGAAGGAATAACTCTGGCACCAGATCCACCACCACCGATGATTCTTACCTGTGGAATCTCATTCCATGTTGTTGTTCTATCGGTAGGTCTGACACTGATAACATATCCTCTATCATCGATGACTGCCTCAGCACGACCAGCAACACCGTCAACATAAACTTCTGGAGTAGATGTGTATCCAGTGCCAGGTTTAATTAAAGTATAAGAATCAATGACACACCTCAATCCAAAATCATCTGGCTTGTTGATGTTATATCCTTTACCAGATCTAGTGACTCGGATCTCGCTAACTTTGTTGTTAGCATCGAGCAGAGCAATAGCGGTGGCACCGAATCCAGGACCAGTGATGATAACTTTGGGCGGGAAGATGTAAGGACATCCACTATCAACAACAGGAATGCTGATGATAGATCCATTGCCATCGGTGATAGGTTTGCCTGCCACTGGTTTATCGAAGCATGGTTTTTTCTTTTCTGGGTCTGGTTTCTGCTGACCTGCTGGACTAGTATCTACTATGAATACACTGGCTGATGCTCCTGTACCAGTAATCAGTAGAGTAACCTGTTCGATCTCTTCGACTTCTGTGTCTTCTTTGATGGTGATATAAATTTTTGCTGTGTTATTGATGACAACAAAGGAACCGAACAATGATTCATTTACAAAATCATTTTTACTAATGCCACTACCATACAATGTGTAACCTAACTTAGTGCCATCAGCAATGTTAGTAGTAGTTAGTGTGAAGACAATAGTCTCCCCTTCTTTGTACTCTAACTTGTCTGAAGAAACAAAGTATGATGGTTGAGTATCCAACACTACAGGGTCTGCTTCACCTAGAAGAATTACTTGAGTTTGTACACCAACTTCTTGTTGATTGCCTTGCTCATCGACATAGAAGTCAACAACAAAATTAAAGTACTCATTGGTTTCAGTCTCTCCATCTAAAGCAATTGTAATTGGAACTACACAAGTACCATTGACTATCTTTAAAGGAAGATTGTTGAAGTCTTTATTTGATTCTAGTTTGTATCCAACAATATCTGTTGCTGTGATGTCTCCAACCAATTTGTAAGTGAAGTTCGTACCATCGGGTACATTCTTAGTTGTGATTGTAAAGGTTACTGTTTCACCTTCACTTACATAAGATAAGTCACTAGTAACAGACCACAAAGCATTAACATTATCTGTGTCATCATCAGCGAGGATGTAATTAGTTACAAATGCTGGAGTGTCATCGATAGAGAATACAATACTCTCTGCTGGATCGACACCATCATCAACTACATTACCATCTTCATCTGTAATGATAGGAGCATCATCATTAGCTACTAGAGGAATAGAAACTACCGCTTCACCATTAGAATCTAGTTGGAAATTACCTGTCAATGAATTTGTACCTAGATCATCTGCTGTTACATCACCATCAATCGTGTAGGTATATGTTGTTCCGTCGAATGGAACATTTTTTGTGGTGATATTGTAGACAATAGTTTCGCCTTCACTGTAGTAAAGTTTCTCGGTAGTAACAGAGAATACAGGAAGCGCTGGTTGAGATGGTCCAATGATACCACCGACTTGGACAGAATCAACTGCTACCTTAGATGGAGGAATGAAGGGGGTGTTGGGTGGTAGTTCTGGTTGCTGACTGTTTGATACACCGCTGATAAAATCATTGATGGTACACTTATGTACATTGCCTCCAGGATATGTCACAAAATATCCTTGGGGTGTAACATTCTCTTCGAGCTTAATGAAAAATGTTTCTGGTCCTTCAAATTCATTGTCTTTATATGTTTCGAAGACAATTTTCTTGGTCGATTGTCCAGGAGCAAATCCTATTGAGCTACCAGTAAAGATCTTATCATAGTCTACTCCTTGTGTAGCAGTGCCACCAAGCACAGTCATTGTCAAACTGGATGCTGTATTGATAGCACCACCTCTAGTAATAGTGAAGACAGCTTGCTGACCTTCTGTCACTTCGATATCTTCTGAAGAATATGTAATGAAAATATCTGCTGGTACTGTATTTTCTATAGGATCTTCTTCGCCTGTTGGTTGTGTACCTCCAATGAATACAACATCAGTTGGTGGAAGAGAGTCTAGAGCAGATGTATTCTTTGCTTCATCACAAACATAAGTTGTATTGTCTAGTGCTCCATCAGTAAGTGCAGCAATAAGATCATCCAACCAATCCTCATTCTTCTCATCTGTGCCACAATCAACACATTCTTTCTTTACTTTTTCACACTGAGCTGGAGGTCCATCACAAGAGATGCCTAAGAGAGATAGAACTTTATTAATAGCGTTGCCAATAATATCTAGAGGTGCTGCTAGTAGTGATAAGATCTCTTGGATTGGTCCCAAGACAGAAGAGATTAATTCATCTAAGAAAGATAAGATTTGATCTAAGATACCATTCACCACGTTATCAACAAGGCAAACAGCGTTAGAGTAGGCATCCATCAGATAACCTAGAAGTAGATCAGTCAACCACTGTGCCAATCTATCTGTTAGATCTGCCATCGAGCAACCAAGATCATCTAACACATCGTTGATGGTGTCAAAGATTGGTTTCAATCTACTTTCTTTCTTGGTAGCAGGTTCTTCAGGATTCTCTGCCTCTTTATCAATCTGTGACTCTTCTGCTTTTTCTGCTGCTTTCTCTGCTGTTTCTTCTACTACCTTTTCATATAGAATGAGCTCAACAAGTTGGTCTACACCTTCACGAATTAACTTAACGATCTCACCTTTAACTCTAGCAACAAAACTCTTGACAAGAAGTACTGCCTTGTTAACATACTCCATGCCATGATCAATGTAGCTGTTGAGTTCTCCATTGATCTTGCTGACATAATATGTTCCCAAATTTCCACCAGATTGTTGTGTTGCCTTGAGCATGTCACCAATAATCTTGGTAAGTCCACCCTGAAGATCATTCTCAGATCCACAGTTGGGGTTGGCAATCTCCACACATACTTTATTGCCAGTAGGGTTAGTTGTTGATGCTTCGGCAAACAATCCATAGAATGCTGCTGGCATTTGGTTGGGAACCGAAGAAGCAGTTTGTCCTGCCTCTCCTGGTTTTGTTGTGCCATTAGTTTCTGCTGTTGTTGCTGCTGCTGGTTGATCTCCGTTCCTTTTCTCATCCGACGCCATTGGTTTGGCAAGATTTGGATTGGATGTGTCGTCTATGTATGTGGTGAATGATTTACATGTACTACCAGGATTTGGATCTGATTCTACATTAGATTTCTGTGTGGCACCAGCAGTGTGACCAATCGATCCCATGATGATTGGTTTCTGTCTATCATTATCTACATAGAAACCTACAACCCAGTTGCCTTGTCTAAGATCTACAGTAGCACCAGTTGTTCCTCCGTCAGTGAATGGGGAGGTGACGGGCATCATTACCTGTGCCCAAGGTAATGATTCTGTTGGGGTAGCATCACAATCTTTTAAATGTACACCTACTATACGTACACGATATCTACCAGAATTCTTTGGGTCTTTTCCCTTTTCGGATTCTACCTGACCGATCCACCAAGAAAAACCATCGGAACCAATCTGATTTACTGGAAATAAAGAGGATAATACTGGATCCATATCACTTTACATTGCTCGTGCCGTCTTTCATACCATAGATGTCACGAATTAATTCTAATCTAGTGGTACAGCTACTACTATTTAGAAAGGTATTGTTATGAGATAGAGCAGAGATTAAATATGTACCACTGTTTTCTGTATCATACTTTTCAGTCTCTCTTGTTTTTTCTGCCGCCATGTTAGGTAACATGACTTTAATTTTATCACCAACTTTGAGATTCATATTTCCAGGCACCTGAATTTCCATCTTCTGATTCTCCATAAAATAATGACGGGCAATGCTTTGTCCTAACCAATGCTTTTGGTAGTCTGGAAAGCTAGATCCATTTCCGTTTGGATTATCCCTCTCGTCGGTGGATCCAGGAGTCTCATCGTCATGCCAAGTTTCGTGGTCTATTACTAATGACATAACTCTACTAGGATTAGTAGAGAGTTCACTTTGCATCGAACCTAGTTTAGATTGACTGCCTAGGTGTGCCATGTTATTATAATTCTCTTGTAAATTATATCGATACTCTTCATAGTATCCTGTTGACCAGTTATACATTACGAGTTGACTGGCGAAAGTTCCATTTCTCATTTGATCTAGAATATCTAGTTCATTTGTATACTGATACTCTTGTATGACATATCTGTCGCCTGGTTTGGTTGGCTTTGCTTCATAGGTAGCAACCTCTGCTTTTCCTTTGAAGTTATCATCTCCAGTACTGTAATAGTAATCAACTGAGTTGAAATTAAATCCATCTTTGTTTTCAAAGAAAAGATATCCAGCAGTACCAGATGATGTCTTTGTATCTCCAGACAATCCAGTCTTCCCTCCAGTTGTTGTCTTACTAGCAGACTCACTAACTTTAGATGAAGTATTTGAAACTGCTTTCTGTGCTATCGATTGAATAATTGAGTGTGCTTTCTTACCGTTGGGATAAAACTGTACATGATACTTACACGTCTCTTTATTAACTTCTTTGTCTGTGTTGAGATATTCTTTTAGAATTTTTTCAACGATAGTATCTGGTGTTCCTTTAAGAATCTCTGTTAACCTAACACCTTCATTATATAATGCTTCTTTAGATATCAGTGCTAAGTTATATGTCTGTAAACTCTTTGTGAATGATCTATTGTATACCTTCCACACATGTAAATTATAATCAAACGTCTCACCAGCAAAATCTTTTACCTCTACATATACTTGCTCGCCACCTTGAATTGGTAAAGTACCGATCAAGTTGTTACCAGAGTCAACAATGTTTGCTACAGCAGTTACAAAAGGATTTTTAATACTTTCGTAGTAAAAGAATCCAGTGATTGCTTTTGTGATATCTGTGGCGTTCCCTTTGATATCATAAATGAGTGCTTTGATTAGTTCAATTGAACTGGTAGTAGAATCGTTTGCCATCTTAATAACTCCATTGATACAAGCTACTAATACCAGTTGGATTTGTAACACTGTACAAACTACGACTAGTCATATCAGTTCGTTGCCTTTGTTGATTGGATGCTGCTGCTTGCTGTAACATCAAAGTTACGAATGGGTTTTGTGCTGGAGCTCCTGGTGGTGCTGGAGCAGCAGGGGTTAGCAATGGATTTGCTGCCTGTGCTCTTGGGTCGGATCCAGGTAGAGCAACTGGTGGTTGGTTGGCAACCTGAGGCATAGCGGCACCCTCTACTGAGTTAGCAGATCCAGCAGCACCGTGAGCAAGTCTAACGTTGGTGCCAATGATACGTGCTGTCCTACCACTACCACCACTAATATCATTAGTAACATTGGTAACTTTGAGTGGGAATTTGAGTCTCATGTTACCATTCTGTGACTCTTGCATATCAATGCCACCCTGAGTTCTTCCAGGTTTTGTGTGTGCTTGCTGTTCGGCAGCAATCTGGGCATCTAATGTAGATGGGTTAGCATACTGTTTAATGTTACCAAAGTATACTCTAGATCCTCTATTCAACATCATTGTTGCTGATGTCTTGGCTACTGCTCTAGACTGTGCCCATCCAGCAGCATCATTAGATGGAGGAGTTAAATGATAGTGTGTGGCATATCCGCTATTAGTATTCTGTCCACCCTCACTACCTAAACCAGAACCACCTTGAATAAAACCACCAGGACCATTGGGATCTTGTGCTTGAATAGTTTCTCCCGCCCTCATGCTAGCACCGAGATCAGCACCACCAGCACCAGGAGGAGCTGTTGGAGATCCACTAGGACTAGTGCCATCACTACCAGTTTCGGATTCTGATTCTCCGTCAAAATATTTTGTTGGATCAAACGTTGCTGCCTGAGCAGAACCTCCAAACATGGAAGTGACCAGGGTTGCTGGCAATCCAAATGCCCCAGCAAGAGGAGCAGCAATAGGATTAATGACTGGCTTTAACATGTCGCCAAGTCCACCAAGTTTTTTCATCACGTTAGACAGGAGACCCAGCATTAATCCACCACCCACTTGTGATGGTAGTTGCATGACCTTGGACATCGGATCTGTAATGTCTTTACCAGCAGATCCTTCCCCTGCTGCTTTAAACATTTTACCCATACTGTTATTCCTATTGAGAGGAATAACACTATCTCCAGGATTTAATTTAGTAACAGTAGGATTGTCTACAATACCACCTGATGCCATTTTTACTGGGGCAGATGGCATCCTAGGAGTGAATCCGCCACCACCAAACATACCACCACGGTCACCAGCACCCTTTGCTGCCCATGGTGTGGGAGAATTCATTGGTTGGGGACCAATAGGATTAGTGTATTGTGTTTTGCCTGCTTTATTTTTACCACCACCAAACAGTTTCATTAATTTGCCACCCCAGTCCATCACAGTACCTAGGATGCCACCACCTTTTACTTCTTCATTTCCAGGTCCAGCAGCAGCAAGATTATCACTACGATCAATCTGATTCTCCATGCTATCTTCTTTAGCAGTGGCTTCAGCATCTTCTCGTTGGTCTAATGCCAATTCTAGTTGACCAGTCTCAATAGTATTCTCTGTTTCTTTTAGATCATTATCTTTATTAAAATATTCTTTAATTGCTTGTAAACCAGCAGTTATATTAGATAAGAACTTGCTGTTATCACTATCATTAACTACACTCTTTTTCTCTTCGGAAGCAAGCGATGACACACGATCAGCAATGCTATCATAAGACTTAGCAACTTTATCAAATGCTCTCTCTAATATGTTTGGTGTTTTTTCTTCCCCAGCTGATTCTAATCCAGGAATCGTAGGTTGATATGGTGTCTCGGGTTCGACTGGTGTTTCTGCTGGGTTGACTCTATCTAATACAGCAGAAAACCTTTGCTCTTTTGTTAAAGCAGGGTCGTTAGCAGCAGAAGGATCCTTAGAGAATGTTCCTTTCAGTCTTCTTGCTCTATCACCACCAAACTCAGACATCATTGACTTGAAGAAGAAGGATCCTTTCCTACCTCCCTGTTGTTCTGTTAAAAAATCTAACCTCTCTTGTTCTTCGTCGGTGAGACTTTGTTTTTCCTGTAAAGATTTAATCTCTTCGTCTCTTGATTTTCTTTCTGCCGCTGCCATCTTTGCAGCATTTCCTACCTTGCTGGCAATGTAACCAGAGAGTGATTCTTTATCTGAATATGGACTAGTAGCTCTAAGAAAACCGTGTGCCATTCTTTAATTACTTTCCCCTATCATATTTATCGGACACCCAAAGAAAGTCTTCTCAGTTCCTCGTATGATGTGAATGGAAGTGCTGATGTTTGAGGTTGTGAGTAACTAAAGATAGAACTAGGTTGAGAAGCTGGTGGTGCCTGTGAAAGTAGAGGGAGAGTCAAGACACTTGGTTGTGTTGGTGGGAGCAATGGTTGTGGTGGTGCAGGTTGCTGAGCAACGGGAACGGCAGGTGGAGCAGCGGCACCAGCACTGGCATTAAAAGCAGATTCTCCAGCACCGATTCTCTTAGACATTGATGCTGCCAGTTCATGTGCTCCAGCTCTTTCTACTTCATGAGCAAATCCCCTAGTCTTACTAGCAATGTCTGGACCATAAGCCATTGCCTTTTGGAATTGAGAAGTCTCGTATTGGTTGCCACCCTTAAGTTCCCAAGCAATGTAATCTAATTGTACACCCAAATCAGTTGGCGATTTGCCTTTCTCTCTAGCAAACGAAATGAGTTTGGCTTTTCTTCCATCCGTCCATTGCATCAAACCAAAAGCACCAGACTTTGGATTGACAGCACCAGTATTGAATGAGGATTCTGCCCAAAGATTGCCGACAATGGCAGATGCCTCTTCTCTAGTGAATCCACGTGACATTAATCCCGTCACAAGTTCTCCTGCCTTAGCAGTTTCTCCCTCGCCCAAGGGGATTCCTGTAACAGGAACTGGACTGATACCACTAGACCTAGATCCTTTTTTACCAATTTTTTTCTTACGTTTTTTAAATAATTTTGCTAACCATCCGAGTGGTCCTGTCCCTTCTTCTTTTTTATCTTCTATCTGTGGGATAGATCCTTTACCAATTTCAGTTTCCATAGGAGATACTGGAAGATTCAAAGACTTGGCAATTGGATCTGTAGTCTGTCTCACAAAATTCTCGATAGGATCTGCCCATGTACCAGCACGTTTGGTAACTTCTCTGGCAGCAAGGATCATTGGAGCTAAAGATTGTAATGGGTTGACTGCTCCCATACCATTTCTCAGCAGCATTTCTGGTCCAGCCTCACCAATCATAGCATTGACACCACCATCAGCAAGTTTTACAGTGCCACCTTCCGACATTTTCTCTGTGCCATAAATCCAATTCTGATATCCATCCCTCATCTTCTCGAAGATGTTTCTTCTATCAGAACCTTGTACAAGTTGTGGGATGGATCCATCAGAAGGCATAACAGACTTAGGTTCCCCAGAAGAGAATCCTAAACCAGACATCACATTAGCAGGATCATTTCTTTCTTCGTATGCTGCTCGATTTTTACTTGCTAGCATCTTGCCACCTTCGCCAAGCAACTCGCCAGCAAGGAATCCCCATCCAATAGGACCAGGAATCATACTACCAGCGGCAAGTGCTGCTCCAAGATAATCACCCTCGGCAAGTCTAGATGCTGTTAAAGCGCCACCAATAACAACGTTTGCTCCAGGTAAGAACCTAGAAACAGTTTTTCCTACTGGAGATTTAGCAGCGGCTCCTAACATTCCTTTTCCAGGAATCTTATTTAATATTCCGCCAGCTTTAGAAAGAAATCCACCACCTCTAGCAACTTTAGCAGTATCACCAGCAGCATCAACAGCCTTAACAGCATTAGTTGCTTTATTACCACCGAAGATATTTCTCAAACCTTGGAAAGGTTTCTTGTTTTTCATCCAGTTGTTAACTCCTTTAACTCCTGGGATCTTCTTGAGTTTTTGTTTAGTTAATCTCTTAATTGCTTTCCATGTTTTACCAGGATTTTTAAGTCTTCTCCCCCACTTTTTAAGATTCTTGAGCCATTTAAAAGGATCAGGACCATCACCACCATCATCTTGTTTTTCGGGTGGTTCGAGTCCATTCTCATTAAAAAGATTGTCACTAAGATCCGAACCTTTCTCCATGGATGCTTCTTTAGCATTCACTTTATCATCCTGAGCAATGTCAAAAAGTAAATCTAATTGCTGTTGTTTTACATCATTAATTTTATTCTGAGTATCGACATTCTTAAGAACAGATTTCTTTAGATCATCAACAACACTGGATAGTTTAGAAAGATCAGATTGTACTGAAGATTTTTTTGTTTCAATAAGATTACGAAACTTATTATCTACTCTCTCGAAAGAAGATTGTAGTTTATTAATACCATCAGATACTACTTTAGATACACCAGTCTTAGTAGTGTATTGATTAGTATTAAAAAGTTCTCCCTGTTTTGTGGGAGGTGGTGTGATATCAGAATTAATGCCAGCAAGAAATCTTTGATCCGCTGATAACGCTGGATCCTTTGCTGCTACAGGTGACTTAGAAAATGTTCCTTGTAACCTGTTTATTCTGTCGCCACCAAATTCAAAACCTAATGCTTTAGTTAGATAATGTACTCTACCCTTTTCATCAGCACCTTGTTCCTTAGCAATACGTCTTGCTTCAGCAGCACGACCAAATGATTTCTTAAGTTTGAGTCCAACAAATGATGATAATGTTTTTGCTTTCCAAGGATCATCACTCTTGCCAAAAGATGCTTTAACTTTCTTGGATTTTTTTATTAATACTTCTTTCTTTTTTCTTACCTTAGGTGGGGATCCAGGGTCTGGATTTCTAATGTTATCCAGCAGATCATCCAACCTATTATCAAAAGACTCTGCCATTCTTGTGGCAGCATCTTTCTTTTGTTGGCGATTAATTCTTGACTTAGGAATTGTATTCCTAACTCTTGGCAACTTAACTCTACGAGGAGCACCAGTCGTTTCTGGATTCTCAAATGGTGCTTCTACTCTAACTACAATGGGTTCGTCAGGTTCTTTCTGCTCTACCTCTACAACTTCAATCTCTACAGGAATTTCTTCTGGTTCCTGTGTAGTCTTGGGAGTATCAACTAAGTACCTATCAATAATCCACTCTTGATATTCTCTCTCTGCTTCACCACTAGTGCTACCAGTTTGAAGCATGGGATATCCATCTTCATCCTGCTTCATGTTAGCGATGATCTTATCAGCATCGCTACTAGATAAACTTCTATCGTGTAATTTAAAATAACTGGTGCCGCTATCGTCTTTGCCACCAATTAGTTTTGCCTTAACTCTATTAAAGATACGATCGTTCTGCCCACCACCAGCCACGCCTGGTCTATACCATTCTACTGATGCTGGTGCTGGTAGGGTGAACTTCATCTTTGTGCTGCTTTTCTAGCTTCTTCTTGTTCTTTAATCCAAGCATTCAATAGGGAAACATAAACAGTCCTTTCCCATGGCATCATATTTTCAATCTCTGTCAATGAATATTTATGGTGTTGCATGAGAGAGAAGTTTGTTCTATAATAGTTCTCTAGAGTATTATAGAACATGCTTATCCGAAAAAAGACTGTAAGCCCTCCAACGTATAGGTAGAAGTAACTCCAGTGTTTGGATTGGTGACTTCAAGTTCGTGCTTGAGTACAGGCATGGTCTCAAAGAACTGCTGTACTTTCTCGAACTGCTGTTGTGTCATACCATCCAGGAAAGTAATGATCTGATCAAGTTTCATATCAGCAGCGTCCCAAACCTCTTCACCTTGGAAGATTTGATCCACACACTTAGCGATAAGCACAAACAACTCATCAGTAGTTGTAAGATCTTTATTAAGAAGAGTGATTTGAATGAACTGATCGATACCAGGATACTTCATAATCATTCCAACATCATCCTGTAGAATGATCTTATTCGTGTGTCCTTCTGGTTTCTGTACTTGAACATCATCAATATTAATATCAACCGTAACTTGAGTGACACCATCGTCAATACAAGTTACCCTCATTTTAATATCTTCACCAGCAGATACCGAACGGATCTTCAGGAAAATATATTCTAAATCAAATGATGCTAGGTTATCAATCTTGATCCCTCTACTGAGGATACAATTCTTGAGGGTATCTTTTACAGCAGACTCAATTTCTTTTGGGTCTTCTGATTCCATAGCAAGGAGTAAAATCTTTTCTTCCTTGACTAAGAATGGTCTGTATTTGATTGTTTTCCCAGTCGATGGTAGTGCCAATTCATATGATGGCACTGACAAAGTAGGTAATTGTGATGGCATGACAATGAATTATTATATAATGCTATTTATGTTCACTTCTTACCTCTCCATTGAGTAACATCATTATAGATGATGGAGTACTTGCTGTAGTAGAAGTTAGCAGTAACTTTAGTTATCTGAGATGCTCCGTAAGAAAGAGGTACAGCATCAATAGAATATGGAAACACATCCATCAATGTATACATCATAGATGACCTTTGGTTTGGTGCCAGGTCACCTTTCTCTGTCTTGACAATAGTTACATTACATTGATACTCTTCTGGAAATCTTAATCTGATAGACTTGTCGGCACTAGATCTAGTACCATTCATATCTTTATTCTTTAATTGCTCTAGACTTTGACTAGCAACAGAGTATGCCGATGTCCCAGATCCTGATTCTCCCAAGACTTCTTGACCCTTGGGATCATACTCAGAAAAAATAAATCCATACCAAGCATTGAGAAACTTGAGTGGTGTCATGTTAGCATCACACATCCAACCCAATTGGAAGTCAGTATATAATTTAGTGTGAGCATAGTTTACAGAACCTTCACCCATACGATACCCAGAGAGCTGTCCCGTAGCTGCTTGTACGTTCGGTAGTTGTGCTTCCTCACAAAACATTTTCATAAGACTTGGAGTTGTAGTATCCATGTCTTCATCGGTAGCACGCTGCATCCCCGTGGCAGTCATCTTCAATCCTAGACCATTAAATCTATCAAGCAGATCTTTATTTGCTCCCGTAGGTGAAGGAAATACAAATTCCACATCAAAATTATTACTGTAAGACATACCGCCTTGCTGGGCGATGGTCTCTAGAAAGATTCCTAAACTTTTATCTTTTCTTGTTGATGCCACCCTAAATAAAAATAGTTGGTCCAACTATATTTATCATGGCATACTCTGGAATTTATAAACCAACAAACCCCTCAAAATATAGGGGCAATCCCACTAGAATTATCTATCGTTCCATGTGGGAAAGAAAGTTTATGTTTTTCTGTGATCATAATGTTAGCATAGTTGAGTGGGGTAGTGAGGAAGTAATCATTCCTTATCGTTGTCCCACTGACGGTAGGGTACACAGATATTATCCAGACTTCTATATTAAAGTTAAGTCCAAGACTGGAGTGATCAGTAAGTATCTTATTGAAGTAAAACCCAAGAAACAAACACAAGCACCGAATGAAAATCCAAAACGTAAGACTGCCTCTTGGAAGAGGGAAGTCCTAACCTACGCTAAGAACCGCGCTAAGTGGGAGGCAGCAGAGGACTTCTGTGAGGACAGGCAGATGAAATTTTTAATCCTCACCGAAGAACACTTAGGAGTCTAACAATGGCAACTGGATTTAGAGACGTACAAAGAAATACAGTCAATAAGAATCCTGGTTATGAAACTTTGTTTGAAAAGATAACAAAGAAAACTGAGGGAGAAAAGAAATCTCTCTCATGGTATCGTGCTGCTGTAAAGTCTGAATCAAAACTTTATGCTAAAGATGCTTCACGATATATCACTGCTGAAAAAAGAGACAGCACTGGCAGTAGCAATGAGCAAGATCAAAACATGGTCCGTCGTTATGTAGTAGCAGGACATCTCTATATGTTTGAGTACAAAGCAAAGATGAGATGGTTACCTTACTATGATAGGTTCCCTCTTGTTTATGTGATCAAGTCAAATAAGAATGAGTTCTTTGGTGCCAACCTACACTACCTACCGATGAAGCGTAGGATCATGGTAGTAAATAAACTACTAAAAAATAATCGTATTGAAATTCCTAAAAAGTGCTTCCATAAATATCTACATAATCATGTCGAGGGTTTTTACCTTGATCTTGCTGCGGATGAATGGGACACTGCCATACTTCTGCCGACCGAAGACTTTGTTAAAGATGTGAACGGTCATGTTTTTCCCTACTCCAAAGAGGATGTCTGGAAAGAAACTAACGATTCATACTACGACAACATCAAAGCACAAAGAGTCATCGAAGGTTATGGTAAAGCACAAGACAAGGAGATGGTAAAATAAATGGCAGAAAAGTTAGACTTGGGTGCTAAAGGGGAGAACAATAAAACAACTTCCCTGAAGTACCCAAACAATCTATTCGAAGATTATACTGACTATGTGTACTTTAAATTTCATAGGTACAATGGTCCGTTTTCTGGCATCGCTACTCAACAAGAAACTGCTGCTAACGGTGAAACAGAAACCAAAAAAGATACAGCATCTCCTTATGATATTTACAACAGCACTGAGTATGAAGCGGATCCAGATCTGCCCGCTATTATGCTTTACATGCCAGAAGATATCTCAACTGGATACCAAACTGACTGGGGCAGCAAAGGATTTACTAACATGGCAGCAGATGTTCTTCGTGGTGGTGGAGCCGCTATGTCTGGTCAGGGTGGAAGAACCCTAGAGGCAGTTAAAAATATGATTACTAGGGCAGCTGGAGCAATGCCAACTATGGGTGCTGAAGGTCTTGCTGGTGCTATCAATTCCATGCCTGGCGGACTAGGTGGAGGTGGAGTAACTACCAATGATGTTCTACAAGGAACTATGGGGGTTGTTTTAAATCCAAATACCGAATTGATGTTTAATGGTTATAGCTTAAGAAATTTTTCGTTGAGATTTAAACTAGCACCGAGATCTGCCAAAGAA